CGTGGACGCCCTGCCCTTCCTGCTGGAGGACGGCAAGGCGTACACCATTGAAGAGGTCGAACGCATCATCAACGACTGGCAGAAAGGACAGGTGAAGTAACATGGCGCTCGGCGGCGGTACCTTTACCACTATGAACAAGAAGCTCCCCGGCACCTACATCAACTTTGTCAGCACGGCCCGCGCCGCGTCCCTGATCTCCGAGAGGGGCGTCGCGGCCATCGGCGTCGCGCTGGACTGGGGCGCCGACGGGGAGATCGTGGCCGTCAGCAACAGCGACTTCGAGAAGAACGCGCTGAAGCTGTTCGGCTACGAGTACACCAACGACAAGCTCAAGGGCCTGCGCGACCTGTTCATCAACGTCCGGCTGGCCTACATCTACAAGCTCAACTCCGCCACCACCGGCATCGCCGCCAACGACTTCGCCACCGCGAAGTGCGCGGGCAGCCGCGGCAACGCCATCAAGATCAAGATCGCCGCGAACGTGGACGACGCCACCAAGTGGGACGTGAGCACCATCTTCGACGAGCTCACCGTGGACACCCAGACCGTGGCCAGCGCGGCCGCTCTGGTCGCCAACGATTACGTCACCTTCAAGGCGAACGCCACGCTGGAGGCCACCGCGGGCACCGCCCTCACCGGCGGCGTGAGCGCGGCTGTCGTCGCGGCGAACCACCAGACCTTCCTCGAGATGATCGAGCCCTACACCTTCGACGCCATCGGCGCCGTCAGCGACGAGACCGCCAGCGGCTCCGTGCAGGTGAACGCGCTGTACGCCAGCTTCTGCAGGCGCATGCGCGACCAGCTGGGCGTGAAGTTCCAGGCCGTGCTCTTCCGCCACGCGGCGGACTACGAGGGCGTGGTCAACGTCAAGAACGCGGTCACCGACGCCAACGTCTCCGCGGCCTCCCTGGTCTACTGGGTGCTGGGCGTCGTCGCCGCCACCCCCATCAGCGAGTCCGCCCTGAACGACCGCTACGACGGCGAGTTCACCGTGAACGTGGACTACACCCAGGACCAGCTGGAGGCCGCCATGGACGCCGGCGAGTTCACCCTGCACCGGGTGGGCGACGAGATCCGCGTGCTGAACGACCAGAACAGCCTGGTCACCCTGACCCTCGAGAAGGGCGAGCTGTTCCGGGAGAACCAGACCATCCGCGTCATCGACGCCATCGCCAACTACATCGCCTCCCTGTTCAACCGCAAGTACCTCGGGCAGATCCCCAACAACCAGTCCGGGCGCGTCTCCCTGTGGGCAGACGTGGTGCAGTACATGAAGCAGCTGCAGGACATGGGCGCGATTGAGGCGTTCGACGAGAACACGGTCACCGTGGAGCAGGGCAACACCAAGCGCTCCGTCGTGGTGAACTGCGCCGTGACCGTCATCAACGCCATGGCGCAGCTGTACATGACCTGCGTCGTGGACTAATCAGGAAGGAGTGAAACCGAATGGCGAATATCACCATGCGCGGCCGGGACGCCGTCTCCGCGAAGCTGGCTGAGTGCTTCGTGACCATCAACGAGCGCCGGTACAACTTCATGCAGATGATCGACTTCGAGGCAACCTTCGAAAAGAACAAGATCGAAGTCCCCATCCTGGGCAAGACCGGCACCGGCAACAAGGGCGCTGGCTGGAAGGGCACCTTCAAGGGCACCGCCCACTACAACCAGTCCATCATCCGCGAGCTGATGGTGGCCTACAAGGAGACCGGCGAGGACGTCTACTTCGAGATCCAGGTCACCAATGAGGATCCCACCGCCGCCGTGGGCCGGCAGACCATCGTGCTCATGGACTGCAACTACGACAGCGGCACCCTGGCCAAGTTCGACGCGGACGGGGAATACCTGGACGAGGAGATCGAAGGCACCTTCGAGGACTTCTCCATGCCCGAGAAGTTCTCCCTGCTGGAGGGCATGTAAGCCCTCCCCGACGCCCCCTTGGAATACAGGGGGCGTTTTTCATTCAGCGACGAAAGGATGGTTGAATCATGTCTGACCTGTCTATCTTTCTGAAGAAGAACAAGCGGGAGCGCCCCAACGCTTTTTACCCGGCCTCCAAGTCCTTCGTGGACGCGGACGGCAACCCCATCATGTGGGAGATCAAGCCCCTCACCACGGCGCAGGATGAAGCCATCCGCACGTCCTGCATGCGCGATGTGCCCGTCCCCGGCAAGCGCGGCCAGTTCCGCACCAAGATCGATCCCAACGCCTACATGGCCAAGCAGATGGTGGCCGCCATCGTGTTCCCCGATCTGAACAACGCGGCCCTCCAGGACTCCTACGGCGTGAAGACGCCCGAGGACCTGCTCCGGGAGATGATCGACAACCCCTCGGAGTACACCGACCTGTACACCTTCATTCAGGAGAGCTCCGGGTTTGACACGAATCTGGAGGAAGAGGTCGAAGAGGCAAAAAACTGATCGATGAAGGCGACCCGGACGCAAACTACGCGTATTACTGCCTGCACAAGCTCCACATGCGGCCTTCGGAGTATGTGGCGCTGGACGGGCAGGAGAAAGCCTTCATCATCGCCTGCATCGATCTGAAGATCAAAGCCGAAGAGGAACAGCGCAAAAAGCTGAAGCACAAATAGAAAGGGGGTCGGGGAATGGCGACTGTCAGCACGACCATTGAGCTTGTCGACAAGATCTCCAGCAAGCTGAAGACCATCAAGGGCAACATCGACGACGTGGAACAGGCCCTCGGGGAGATCGGCGGCAAGCAGAAGGACATCGACAATTTTTCCTGGGACACCTTCATCAAGAACGCCGAAGAGGCGGGCAAGAAGATGGAGAGCGTCGGAAAGCAGATGTCCATTGCGATTTCCGCCCCCCTGCTGCTGCTGGGCAAGAAGATGTACGGCAACGCCGTGGACTACGAGAGCGCCTTCACCGGCGTTACGAAGACTGTCACGGACGCGAGCGAGGAACAACTCAGTCAACTGTACGGCGATCTGCTGGATCTGAGCGAGCGCACACCCACCGGCTTCGTGGAGGCCGCCGGCATCATGGAGATGGCCGGCCAGATCGGCGTTGCCACGGATAATCTCACCGAGTTTACCGAGACCTACATCGGCCTGCAGGAGGCCACCAACATCAACGGCGAAGAGGGCGCGAAGGCTCTGGCACAATTCCTGAACGTCACCGAGAAGACCACCGACAACGTGGACCGGGTGTCCGGCGTGATCGTCGGCTTGGGTAACAACTTCGCCACCACCGAAAACGAGATCCTCTCCATGGCCACCCGCATGAGCTCCACCGCCGATCTGGCGGGCTTCAGCTCCGCCGAGATCCTGGCCTTCTCCGCGGCCCTGTCCTCGGTGGGCATCAACGCCGAGGCCGGCGGCAGCGCCGCGGGCAAGCTGATGAAGCAGATGCAGCTCGCGGCCGAGGTGGGCGGCAGCGCCCAGGAACGGCTCGCCAACGCGGGCATTAACTTCGAAAGCGCCCTGGAGGCCCAGAACTGGCTGGACACCATGAAGTCCTCCGACCTGGCCGACGTCGCCTACTCCATGGGCATGACCAAGGACGCCCTGGAGGACATGGTCTCCAGCTGGCTGAGCCTGGAGCAGTTCTCCGAGGTCATGGGCCTGGATCGCGCGGGCTTCCTGGAATCCTGGGATCAGGGCGCGGCACAGTCCATGCTCCGGTTCTTCCAGGGTCTGGGCAATCTGGACGAGGATTCCGGCAATTCCATCCTGGCGCAGCTGGCGGACATGGACATCACCGAGATCCGCCTTTCCAACCTGGTCGCCGCCATGGCGGGCAACAGCGCCCTGTTTGAAGCGGCGCTGGCCGAGGCCTACCGGCAATACAACCTCAACCCCGAGCAGAACGCCGCGGCCGAGGAGGTCGCCAAGCGCTACGCCACCCAGGAATCCCAGAACGCCATGCTGGGCAACAAGATGAGCAACACCATGGCGGACCTGGGCCAGAACCTGGTGGAGGCCCTGAACCCGGCGCTGGAGATCCTCTCCGATCTGCTGGACAAGTTCAACCAGCTCTCCGAGGTGGACCAGAACAAGGTCCTCGGCGTCATGGGCGCGCTGATCGTCACCGGCCCCACGCTGATGGCCCTGGGCAAGGCCGCCCAGTTCGTCGGCGAGATTGCCACCGCCCTGCAGAAGATCAACGGCACGGGCGGCCTGAGCGGCGCGGCGAGCTCCGCCACCAGCACGGCGGCGCAGGCCGGGCAGGCCGCGGGCCTTGGCACCGCTGCCGTCGGGCTCGGCGCCGCGATGCTCATCGGCGCGGGCTTCAAGTGGGCCGCCGAGGAGCGGAACAACAACACCGACATTCGCGGCAGCGTAAACGCCATCAACAAGGCCACCGAGGGCAACGCCGACCTGCAACAGGCCTTCATCGAGTACATCGAATCCAACGCGGCGCTGCAGGCCGCCGTGGACAGCGGCGATCTCTCCAACGACGCGCTGTTCACCCAGGTGGAGCAGGCCACCGAGCGCTTCCAGGCGCTGGAGGGCTACGCCCAGGTCATGGACGCCTACTCCGCCTGGCGGCAGGAAAACAGCCTCGGCAACATGGACTGGGTCATGCCGGACAATCTCTCCGAGATGTTCAGCGCCAGCATGCAGTCTGCCGGCGCGAACGTGCCCGAGGGCGTGGGCAGCGGCATCACCGCCAACACCGGCGCGGCTACCGGCGCGGCCACCGCCATGGGCACGGAGACGATCAACGCGGCGAACGGCGCCCTCGGTGTCAACTCCCCCTCCATCTTCATGATCCTCGCCGGCCTGAACGTGGCCCAGGGCCTCGCCCAGGGCATCACCACGGGCCAGGGCGCGGTCACCGCTGCGGCCGGGGCGCTGGGCCAGGCGGCGATCAGCGCGGCCAGCGGCGCCGCGAACACCGGTGCGCTGTACAGCGTGGGCTACAACATCGCCATGGGCATGGCCTCGGGCATCCGGGCCGGTTCCGGCGCGGTGGCGGCCGCGGTGTCCTCCATGGTTTCCAGCGCCATCGCGGCGGGCAACGCCGCGGCGCAGGTGCATTCCCCCTCCCGCCTGACCTACTGGACGGGCGAAATGATGGTGGCGGGCTACGCCAACTCCATCACCGCGGGCCGGAAGTCCGTGGACAGGGCCGTGCGCGGGCTGGTCAACTACTCGGAGGGCTCCTGGGACAAGAGCACCTGGTCCAACATCGACTTCTTCGACAAGCTGGAGCGCAAGCAGATGAAGCAGGGGAAGAAGTCGAAGATCAAGCTCTCCGAGGGCGACGTGCAGAAGATCCGGGAGCTGGCGGAGCGGGAGGTCATCAACCGCTTCACCACGGCGGAGCTGCATGTGGACTTCACGGCGAACAACCGCATTGAAAGCGACCTCGACCTGGACAGCGTGGTCAACTACCTGCAGGACAAGGTCGCCGAACAGCTTGAAATTACGGCGGAAGGAGCGTATTAACCATGGCCTATGCTTTCTGGATCGGGGACGTTCAGCTCCCCATTCCGCCCGCCAAGCTGGAGACCACGATCAGCAACAAGAACAAGACCATCACCATGATCAACGAGGGGGAAGTGAACATCCTGAAGTCCCCGGGGCTGACGGACATCAAGTTCACCTGCATGCTCCCCCACATGAAGTACCCCTTCGCGGTCACCGATTTTGAGCCCATGGGCAACTACCTGGATTACTTCCAGGAGCTGAAGGCGGGGAAGGAGCCCTTCCAGTTCATCGTCTCCCGCTGCACCCCCGGCGGGCAGCTGCTGTTTGACAGCAACATCACCGTCACCCTGGAGGACTACTCCGTCACCGAGGACGCGAAGAACGGCCTCGACATCGACGTGGAAATCAACCTCCGGGAGTGGCGCTACTACGGCACCAAGACCGTGACCATCGAGCGGCCCTCCGAGACGGCCCCCGTCATCAAGGTGGAGACCCGCAAGAAAAAGAAGAAAAAGAAGAAAAAGAAGACCAGCTCCAAGAGCACATCCAAGGCCAGGAAGCCGGCCTCCTCGGGATCCTCCTCCAAGAAGACCACCGCGACGTCCACCCCCCGCAAGACCACCACGCGCAGCGGAAAGGACCAGCAGGCGGCCAGCATCAAGGCCACGCCAAGGAAAGAGCTCATCAAGAAGAAGGTCGCGGAGACGGTCCACAAGGTCGCCACCACCTTCAAGGACATGGTGAAGAAGATCACCACCAAGACCGGCAAGACCCAGACCACCGTACCGAAGCGCGTGACCAACACCAGCGCCACCCTCCGGGTGGTCAAGCGATAGGGGGCGGACGGCGTGGAAAACGTGGAACTGATCGTCGAAGGCGCCGAGCTGCGCTATCTTCCCTCCCTGCAGGACGGGGTCTCCTGGGAGACCCAGCGGAAGAACACCCCCGGCAAGCTGACCTTTTCGGTGTACCGGGACGGGATCCTGAAGATCGAGGAGGGCAACCTGGTCCGGCTCTCCGTGGACGGGACCGGCGTGTTCACGGGCTACGTGTTCACCCGGTCCTGCGGCAAGGATCCCATCGTAAACGTCACCGCCTACGACCAAATGCGGTACCTGAAGAACAAGGACACCTACATCTTCAAGAAAAAGAAGGCCAGCCAGATCATCTCCAAGATCGGCAAGGACTACGGCCTGCACATGGGCGTCATCGCCGACACCGGCTTCAAGATCACCTCCCGGGTGGAGGAGAACACGACCCTGTTTGACATGATGCAGAGCGCGCTGGACATCACCACCAGCAACACCCGGCAGCTGTACGTGCTCTACGATCTCAACGGCCTGCTGACCCTGACCAACTCCGCGGACATGCAGGTGGGGCTGGTGGTGGACGCGGAGACCGCGGAGTCCTACACCTACGATACCAGCATCGACTCGGAGACCTACAACCGCATCAAGCTGTCCTACAAGAACGACAAGACCGGCAAGCGAAAGATCTTCACCGCGCAGGACGCGACGAACATGGGCAAATGGGGCACGCTCCAGTATTACGAGGAGCTCTCCAGCAAGCAGAACGCGAAGAAGAAGGCCAAGACCCTGCTCTCCCTGTACAACAGGCCGAAGAAGAACCTGCGCATCAACGGCGTGCTGGGCGACCTCCGGGTGCGGGCGGGCTGCTACATCATCGTCCACCTGGATCTCGGGGACACCGTCCTGAACAACTTCATGATGGTGGAGAAGTGCACCCACCAGTTTTCCAACAACGAACATCGAATGAATCTTGAGCTTTCCGGGGGTGATTTCAGTGCCTAACATGGTGGAGCTGATCAAGCGGGCGGCGAAGGAGGGCCACGAAGCCTCCAAGCCCATCGCCGCGATCTTCGGCACTGTCACCAGCGCGTCGCCCCTGAGGATCAGCACTGAACAGAAGCTGATCCTGGAGAGCGAGCAGCTTGTCCTCACCCAGACCGTCACCGACTACACGACCAGCGCCACCCTCAGCGGCTCCACCTCGGAGGCGGACGGCCACGCCCATTCCCTCGGGGGAGTCCGGGAGGCCGGGATCCACAACGGCCTGAAGCGCGGGGACATCGTGGTCCTGCTGCGCGTGGACGGCGGGCAGCAGTACATCGTATTGGATAGGGTGGTGAGTCTGTGAGCATTCTGCCCGGAAACGATTCCTCCTTCGCGGATATTGTCTTTGAGGAAAGCCAGTACCCCACGAAGAGCTACTACATGGATTTCGAAAACAAGCGCATCGTCGGAACCGTCGACGGCCTGGAGGCCATGGGACAGGTGATCGACAAGATCATCAACACCGAGCGCTCCATGTATCAGGCCTACTCGGACAACTACGGCATCGAATTCATTGAGCTGCTGGGCATGCCCGTGTCCTACGTGCTGCCGGAGCTGAAGCGCTGCCTGATCGAGGCCCTGACCTGGGATGAGCGCATCGACAGTGTGGACAACTTCGAATTCGAAGTGAACCGGGGCCAGGTGCACGTCACCTTCACCGTCCACACGGTCTACGGCGACGTCGACGCGGAAAGGACGGTGGACATTTAGTGTTCGAATCAATGACCTATGACAACATCATGCAGAGCATGCTTGACAACGTCTCCGACGACATGGACAAGCGGGAGGGCTCCGTCATCTGGGACGCCCTCTCCCCGGCGGCGCGGGAGCTGGAGCTTGCCTACATGGCCCTGGAATACGCCCTGCTGGAGGGCTTCGCGGACACCTGCGACCGGGAATACCTGGTGCGCAGGGCCCAGGAGCGGGGCATCATCGTGAAGGAGGCCAGCCCCGCCACCATCAAGGCCGTGTTCACTCCGGCCACGCTGGACCTGGCCGGGGAGCGCTTCACGCTGAACATGCTGGATTACACGGTCACCGATCCCATCGACGGGGAGACCGGCGCCTGGAAGCTGGTGTGCGAAACCCCCGGCTCCGAGGGCAACTCCATCGTGGGCGACCTGATCCCCATCGACGACATCGACGAGCTGGAGAGCGCCGAGGCCACCGAGCTGCTGATCCCCGGCGAGGACGCGGAGGACACCGAGGTCCTGCGCCAGCGCTACTTCAACTCCTTCGAGGCGACGGCCTACGGCGGCAACATCCAGGACTACCTGGAAAAGACCAACTCCCTGAACGGCGTCGGCGCGACCAAGGTGATCCCGGTCTGGAACGGCGGCGGCACCGTGAAGCTGATCATACTGGACAGCAGCTTCGGCAAGGCCAGCAGCGTGCTGATCGACGCGGTGCAGACCGCCATCGACCCGATCCCCAACCAGGGGCAGGGGGTGGGCATCGCGCCCATCGGCCACACCGTGACCGTGGTCACCGCCACCGAGGTCCCCATGCACATCCTCACCACCCTGGAGTTTGAGACCGGCTACAGCTGGGACAGCCTCCAGACCGTCATCGAGGCGAAGGTGGAGGAATACCTGCTCTCCCTGCGCAGGGAGTGGCAGGACGAGGAGAGCCTGATCGTCCGGATCTCCCAGCTGGAGACCCGGCTGCTCTCCATCACGGGCATCCTGGACGTCACGCAGACCACGATCAACGGCGAAGCGCAAAACCTGACCCTCGACGGGGACGAAATACCGGTGTTTGGGAGTGTGGGCGATGGCACTGCTTGAGGAAATGCTGGGCTATCTGCCCGAATACCTGAGGGAATTTGAGGAGATCCGGCAGCTGCTCGCCGCCGAGGATCCCCACATCACCGCGCTGGTGGACGCCTCCGTCTGCTGCGTGGATGAACAGTACATCCAGACCGCCACCGACTACGGCCTGTCCAAGTTCGAATCCCTGCTGGGCATCCACCCCGACCCCACCGCCACCCTGGACGAGCGGCGAAAGACGGTGCTCGCCATGTGGTTCAACTCCCTGCCCTTCACCGAGCGGCAGCTGAAGAACCGCATCATCGCCCTGCAGGGCGATGACAATGTGGACGTGTCGGTGGATTACGGAACCTATGACATCGCCATCGCCACCCGTCTGCTCTACGAAGGCCAGGTCAGCGACCTGATGCACATTCTGCGGACCATGGTCCCGGCGAACATGACCTACGCCGTCGAAAACCTGATCCCCTGGGTGAGCGGCACGGATCTGTATCCGGCGGGGGGCGCCACCGCCCTGACCACCTTCACCACGATCAGCGACATCTACGTGCCCAGCGAAAACGAATGAGAGGATGAGGCGCAATGGCAGATTTTTCCCAACTCTACATCACGGATAAGGGCAAGGCCCTGATCGCGAAGAACTACGCGGGCCTTGCGACCATCCAGTTTTTGAAAATGCAGACCTCCAACACGGCCTACACCCCGGCGGACATCCCCAGCCTCACCGCGCTGCAGGGCGTAAAGCAGGAGTCCCTGATCTCCTACAAGCGGATCGAGAACCAGCGCCAGGTCGTCGTGGAGGCGCCCTTCTCCAACACCGCCCTCAGCGAGGGCTATTTCATCCGCTGCGTCGGCCTGATCGCCGTCGACCCGGACGAGGGGAATATCCTCTACGCGGTCACCATCGAAAACACGGGCACCTACTTCATGCCCCCCTACGACGGCCGGGTCGTCTCCGGCGTCAACCCCCGCATGATCGTCACCGTGGGCGCGTCCGCGGACGTGGATCTGGACGTGGATCCCGCGGCAACGCCCAGCATGGCGCAGTTTGAGGCGCTGGCGGAGGACGTGGAGACCAAGGCCTCCGCCCACCGCTTCACCGCCACCATCCCTTCCACGGGCTGGACGCAGAACGCGGACGGGCTGTACACGGTCTCCGTATCCGTGCCCGGCATCCTGGCCAGCGATCAGGACGGGGACGTGGGGCTGGTGCAGTCCGGCAGCGAGAGCACGGACGCGCCCCGGCGGGACGCCTACGCGCTGCTGGTGCGCGTCAGCGCGGCGGCGGACGCCATCGCGGTCTATGCCACGGACGTGCCCGGGGTCTCCATCCCCGTCAGACTGGAGGTGCTGCGCTGATGGGCGATTTCAACATTTCCACCATCGGCGGCTCCTCCGCCAAGTCCCTCGCCAGGGCCACCGTCACGCTGGCGTCCTCGTCCTTCGTCTACGACGGCACCGAGAAGGTCCAGCAGGTTGAGAGCGTTGTGCTGGGCGGCGTCACCCTGCGGGAGGGCGTGGACTACCTGGTCACCGGCAACCGCGCCACCAACGCGGGCACCCACACCCTCACCGTGCTGGGCATCATGGACTACACCGGCGCGGCCATCGTGCCCTGGAGCATCGCCAAAGCCCAGGGCAGCGTCAGCGTGAGCCCGGCGAGCCTGTCCATACAGGGCGCGGGCAGCGTGGCGACGGCGCAGATCAGCGCAACCGGCGACGGCAGCCTGTCCGCCAGCAGCGGCGACAGCGGCGTGGCCACGGCGGCGATCAGCGGGGACACCCT